CATTATTGTTTTCCATTACATCATTCCATGCTATATTTTCTGTTGTATTATTTATTTGTTTATCTATTAACCATATATATCTTATTGTTGTTCTTACATAATTTAAACCACTACTCCCTGAAGGATTTTTTAAATCTGATGTTATATTCTCTCCTCCTTGATCTGTATTGTCTAAACTATTTATCATTGCTGCTGTGAATGTTATATTTCCTTTCACGTATTGGACTTTTATCACATTTCCTACTCTTCCAGATACACTATTTCCTATTACTAGACTTCTTAATAAATTTCCTTGTGTTTCTGTCATACTATTATATTCACTAAATGAATGTGTAAACCATTTACCACTTGTAAATCCAATCCCTGAATTTACATCACCCATATCACCCATACCTGTTCTATGTACATTTAGTACACATGTCATTCCTCTATCTTTATATTTTTTTTCTGGATATACATTATTTCTAATATAATTCATATTTATTCTTTTTCCTTTTTTTTTATAACTACTTGTTTTTTTGTATCCGTTTGTTTTACGTCTGTATGACATACCACTTCTTTTTTTAAAACTATATGCCATCTAAAAATCTATTAATAATTAAAAAACTAATTTATTTTACAAAAAAATTGTAAATAAAGTAATAAAAGACAAAATAATAAACATAATAAAAAATTAAAAACTAATACTTGTGTTTTTATTTCTAAATGAAATTCTTTCACAACTTTTTTCTCTATAATTGATAACAATAATGTAAACATACCTTACTATAACTGATTAGCTTTATCTTACTAACTATTATAACAATCGTATCTTAAACTTATAAAGAGTTTTACGTCCCTATTCGACTACTGTCCCAAGGAAGCTTTAGAAGTGGCTGAGGAGATTGTTAATCTCCCTATTATTACCAGCCACTTCCATCACTTTACTCACCTACTTCCATCACACTTGAGTATCATGGAATTTGCAGCTTTAGGCCCGGCTCGGGGGCGGCCAGGCCTCCGATTTTACATCTCTTATACCTCCTCATTAATAATCTGAATAAAATCCATTATATTTTTTATTAATAAAAAAATAAGTTTATTCTATAATATACAATTTTAAAAATCAAAATAACTTTCTGTAGAAGCTGATGATTCTACATTATTAAATTCAACAACTGGCTTACCTTCTATATCAACATGTTCTGGAGGACCTCTCCAGAAATGGTTCCACATTGCACTTTTTGTTTTCCATTCATCTGTATTATCATTTAACCCAGGATTTGTTAAAATTTCTTTACTATCTGCTTCACTTGTTTTCCACCACCATACTTCTTTAAATCTTCTCATTAAAGCTTTATATTCTGCTTTTTTGTAACCACCACCATACCATTGACAAGGATGTCTGTTTGAACCAAACCAAAATTTTGTATGACGACCTACCATAACTGAACCTCCTTTTACTTCAACACTTGTTGTACCAATATTTGTAATTTGAAGTAATTGACCTAATTGAATTGCTTTTTGACCTCTAAATTCATCTATTAAAACGTTATCATGACTTTCACTTAGACCATCAAAGAATTTATTATCACCACCTGCTTTTTCATATAATGTTTCTTTTTTACCTAATGTTTCTATTTTCACTGCTGTTGTTTTACCAACTCCCGTAGGACCAAATAACATTATACAATCTCTTTGTTTTTGTCCAACACCCAACCCTTCTTCTCTTACTTTAGCCCAATATTTCATTTCTTCTTCTTGTGCTTTTAGTAATTTATATTGGGTTAATGTTCTTTGTACACCATGACCAAATTGTGCGAATACTTTTGCATTATTAACTATTGCTTCAGCTGTTATTTCACCATCCTCTAATACCTTTTCCATAACTATTGCTAAATCATTTCTTTTACCTTGTTCACCTGACTTTTTATCTTTTGGATTCACACAACCTCCAAAATATGGACCTGATAATCTACTTTCTTCTTTACTACAATATGCTATATTTTGTAATTTACTTCCTTTTGCTTGACTTAGATGACCTTTACCACCTATTATTTCTTTTACTTTACCAAATCTAATTCTACTTTTTAATTCAATATAACATTGGTAATGTATTGTATTTTGTTTACCTTTTTCTTTTTGAAATATATATCCTTTTATTTCATCTTTACTATCAAAGTATTCTTTCATTTCAACTTCATTTTTTTCAGGATTATTTATTGTAATGCACCATCTTACACCTTGTGCCTTTTTATCTTCTATAAAAGAATATTCAATTATTTCATTAGTATTGTTCTCTGGTTCTAATCTGACTTCTTCTAAACCATTTTCAACATCTTCTTTTTTTTCATACATTACAGCATTTTGTCTTTTTATTTTATTTTCTTTTATTGGAAATATAAAATCATTATCGAAATCTGATATTTCTTCACATTCCCAATCAATATCACTTTCTTCTGTTACAACTGGACTAACCTTTCTTTTTTCATTCATCTAAAAATCTATATATAAAAAGAAAAATAATCATAAGTTTTCTAATTTTACTTTAAAAATATTATATTTTTTAATATAATTTAAAATTAACTATAATTTATTCAATAATTTTTTTGCCTAAAAAAATAAAAAAAAAAAAAAAAAAGTTTACTTACACGGTTAGTTTTTTCACGGGAACATGTGTCAATTTAGAATCTTTGTCTACGTCATTGTCTACGTCATTGTCTACGTCATTGTCTACGTCATTGTCTACGTCGTTCTATTAATAAAACATTCTTTCAGCCATATCTGGTATATGTACATATTTATAACAATCATCCAATACATCATAATATTTATATTTATGTATTTCTTTTAAATAATTAAACGAACATAATCTTTTAAATTCATATTCTAACTGATTAGCTTTATATTTATTTCTCATAAACCATTTAATCCAATGTGCTGCTTCTTCTGGTTTCATACCATTACCCACCATAAAAATAAACAAATTCCATCTTTCTACATTTCCTAATGTTCCTTTTATTATACCATCTTTTAGGTTATTTGGCCATTTATCAAATGGTAACCAATCTAATTCTATATTTTTATATTCAAAACCTTTAACAACTCGTCTTGTTATTGCTTGTTCTCTATTATTTTGAGCCATCAAAATTCTATATATAAAAAATAAAAAAAAATAAGTTTATTCTATAATATATATAATATTAAAATATAAAAAAGCAATATAAAATCAATTATCACATTTCATTTCTGATTAGCTAATTTTACAAAACATAAAATCAATTTTAAAAACACGGGTAATTTATAAGAATCTTCTTATTAGTATTTTAAGCATCTGTAAAACATAATCTAGTATTCATTACAACACCACACATACTTTCTGCTATCCAATTTGCATTACCTTGAGTGAATGCTGCTATTATTAAATGTAAACCTTTACTTGTTCTACCTGTTATCCCACTATTTGTAGTATATCTTACTGTTCCTATTTTACTTCCATCTATATAAAATTTTATTGTTTTTTGTGGATCATCTGCATCTAATTGTAATATTTTATCTTCTAATATTTGATATCTTGCCATTTCGCTAACTTTTAATTCTGAATGTACTCCGGATGCATCATTATTGTTTTCCATTACATCATTCCATGCTATATTTTCTGTTGTATTATTTATTTGTTTATCTATTAACCATATATATCTTATTGTTGTTCTTACATAATTTAAACCACTACTCCCTGAAGGATTTTTTAAATCTGATGTTATATTCTCTCCTCCTTGATCTGTATTGTCTAAACTATTTATCATTGCTGCTGTGAATGTTATATTTCCTTTCACGTATTGGACTTTTATCACATTTCCTACTCTTCCAGATACACTATTTCCTATTACTAGACTTCTTAATAAATTTCCTTGTGTTTCTGTCATACTATTATATTCACTAAATGAATGTGTAAACCATTTACCACTTGTAAATCCAATCCCTGAATTTACATCACCCATATCACCCATACCTGTTCTATGTACATTTAGTACACATGTCATTCCTCTATCTTTATATTTTTTTTCTGGATATACATTATTTCTAATATAATTCATATTTATTCTTTTTCCTTTTTTTTTATAACTACTTGTTTTTTTGTATCCGTTTGTTTTACGTCTGTATGACATACCACTTCTTTTTTTAAAACTATATGCCATCTAAAAATCTATTAATAATTAAAAAACTAATTTATTTTACAAAAAAATTGTAAATAAAGTAATAAAAGACAAAATAATAAA